GCGGGGGCCGGGCGGGTGCGGTTGAAGGTGTACGGGTGCAGACCGGGGGCACCGGCGCGCAGCAGCGCGGTGGCCAGGTCGAGCGTCGCGCCGATGCCGCGTTCCACGAGGGTGGCGCCGCTGGCCGATCCCAGCGAGGATCGCAGGCCGGTGGGCACGCGCACCCCGGTGAGCGCCTCCAGGCGGGTGAGCCGACGCAGGTCGGTCAGTGGGATCACGCCGGGAAGGATCGGGATGCTCACGCCCGCGTAGGAGGCAGCGTTGGTCAGCGCCACGTAATCGGCCGCGTCGTAGAACACCTGGGTGATCGCCATGTCGGCCCCGGCGGCCTGCTTGGCGGCCAGGACCTCAATGGCCTCGATGTGGTCGTTGGTGGCCGGGTAGGCGGCCACGGCGATCGTGACATGGCGCCTGCCGTCACCGAAGAAGTCGGCCTCGACCTCCCGGATGACCCGGACGAGGTCATCGGCGTGGCGCAGCTCCCCGGCGACGTCCTCGGCCCGGGTACCGGCCGGCGGGTCGCCGCGCAGGGCGAGGAAGCGCCGTACTCCCATGCGCAGGAAGCGAGTGACGATGTCGACGGCCTCCTGCTTGCGGTAGCCGATACAGGTCAGGTGAGCCATGAGGGGGATGGTGCTGGAGTCCAGCACGTGGGCGAGCACGCACTCGGAGGGGTTGGTCTGCTCCTGGACCGCGCGCACGCGGGGCGCCCCGAGTGGGACGGCGCCCCGGCCGCAACCGGCGGATCCCAGCCCGTCGATATCCGTGACCCGTACCTGGCCTGCCCCTACATCATTAGGGTTGCATGATGGCAGGGCCCGCGACTCGAGACGACGCCCTCCAGGGAGGCCGGGGCGGTCAGTACGTCACCGTCCCCGCGTTCGCCGCCCTGGGCCACTCGACCCCGGCGAACTCGCGCACCGCGCCCGGCTCCACCATCGTCTACTCCCCGAAGGGCTGGCGCTGGGAGGAGGCCGGTGACGACTACTCCAAGGCAGTCTCCAAGCTCACTGCCGCGACCATGGAGTCGGCTGTCCGCCGCGTCAAGTCCTCCATGGGCGAGGTCTACTACATCCGAGGCACCTCCGACACTCGGCCGCCGTTCGACGGCACAGCCGCCGGAGACACGTGCCGAGTCCAGGACGCCCAGACCCTAGACATCGTTGCGGAGTGGCGCTGGGACGGTTCCTCCTGGGAGCGCATGCGCGTCACGAGCGAACAGATCAGCAACCTCGACGTGGGGAAGCTGACAGCGGGCTCGGCCAACATCGCCGAGGTCACGGCAAGGAAGATCGCCTCCGACGTCGGCCGCTTCCTTGAGATCACCACGGACCAGCTCACCGTGACCGGGAACGCCTCCTTCGTGAACGCGACCGCCCACCACGTGTGGACGGAGATTGTCACCGCCGGGCAGGGCGAGTTCGAGAAGATCACGGCCGGCATGCTGGAGGCCAACTCGGTCAGCGCCTCCAACATTCAGGTCGGAGCGCTCGACGGCAAGGTCATCACCGGCGCCACGATCCAGACCGAGCGGGCCAGTAACCGCGGGCTGAAACTGTCATCCGACGGTCTTCAGGTCTACTCCCCCCGGGGGTGGAAGTCCCTGGACATCAATGCCCGCACGGGTGAAATCACCATCAACGGCAGTCTCGGACGCCAAGACTCGTGGTCGAAGGTCTGGTTCAACGACATCGTGTGGGCGCGGACCGGAACCGACATCGCTCAGTCTGGGGCGAAGATTGGCTGCGGCCTGGCGTTCAACTCACTGGAGGATGACTGGGATGATGGCGCACTCTTCATTCAGAAGGACGCCAATACTGGCGAGCCATCGATCACTCTTCAGTCGGCCGCCAGGAGGGGCGCCGAAGCCAGGCCGTCCCTCATTCTGGGCACTCAGCAGGTGTCGATCACTGCTGGACCTAATGGCAACTGGGGGTCGCTGGCTATCAGCAAGTACGGCTTCTCATCCAAAATCAACGCCGCGTCATTCACCTTCAATGATTCCGGTATCTCCTACCGGAAGACAAACGACAACAACTTCGCCTACTTAGGCTTGGGGAGGGACTTCCTCAGCTTCGCCACGCTGGGGAACAAGAACACCGGAATGTGGGCGACCTCCAATGGATTGGAGGTCGCTTGGAGACTCAACCCCCACATCTACCTGGATAACTCCGGCATCCAGATGACTGGCAACAAGAAGTTCATCATGCCGGTCCCGAGGCTGACCAAGGAGAGGGGCATGTGGCTGTCTCACTCCTGTACCGAGTCCCCCTACGACGGCATCGAGTACTGGGAGAACCTCACGCTCGACGAGGGCGGTCACGCCTCATGGGCGCTCCCGGACTATGTGCCTCGGATCGCCTCGCCCAAGGCTCCCTGGGTCGTCTTCGCCTCGGGCACCGCCTCCGCGGCGCTGGACAGGTCCAATCCCGACGAGTGGGTGGTCCGCATCTCCGGCGATCCTGGCGCAGCCGTGGACGTCCTGGTCAAGGGCGCCCGCATGGTCGATTTTGGAGACGTGGACGCAGCCGGCGAGCCGGTACTCCAGGACCACTCCAGGATGTCCCGATGGAGTCTGCCACCAGACCTCAACGGAGGCGGGGCCCCTGGCGAGGGCGATTCGGCCTCAGAGAACGACATGACTCTGCCTGGCACGTACTATGGCCCTGCCACTAAACCCACAGATTGGAGCAACACCGATGGAACCTCAGACCAACCAGGTTGACGCGCTCGCCGTGATTGACGCGCTGACGCTGGAGATTGCCGCCCTGACCCGCAGGGCAGTGGTGGCTGAGCAGAGAATCGTGGCCCTGGAGGCCGAGAAGGCTGGAAATAAGGAGCAGAAGTGACAGTAGGAAGTGTGGCGGCGCGCATCGCCCGCCGAATCTGCGACCAGGAGAACGTCGGGTACAGCCAGCCCGATCGCCGTACCTGGTACGCGAACGCTGACTGGCAGGGGCACGTGTCCTCGCCTCAGAATGCTGACTGCTCAAGCCTCGTGTGCGGGGCGATCTGCTACGGCATCCACGACACCTACGGGGCGGCCTGGGGTCACGCCGCCCTGCCCGAGATCAATGACCACTGGACGGGCAATATGCGGCAGGGCCTGGAGGCTCGCGGCTTCAATGAGGTCCCGTGGAACGACTCTGACCTCACCCCGGCCGGCGGGTTCCGTGTCGGTGACGTGATCCTCTCCGCCGCGAACGAGGGCGGCAGGGGGCATGTGGTCATCGCCGTCGAGGATGGAGGTGACCCTCTCGTCTCTGAGGCGTGGATCGCCGAGGACGGGTCGATCGATGGCTACCTGGGCGACTCCACCGGCCAGGAGACGCGCACCGTCCGCTACTCCGGCCACCCCCACACCCAGGCCGGGGCGTGGACCAGCTGCCACCGCTTCGACGAGGGGAAGTTCCTGTCGCAGTGGCCCGAATTCCGTAAGGGGCGGGCCGCTCAGGCTGCGCCTGCGGCCGCCACTACCGCCGCGCCGGCCGCTCCGCAGCACGCGCACGGCATCGACATCTCCAGCCACCAGGCGGGCCTGAACGTGGCCGGGCTGTGGGCCGACTTCGTGATCGTGAAAGCGACCGAAGACAATGACTATGTGAACCCGTACATGGTCTCGCAGGCCAACTCCACGCTGGGGGCCTCGAAGCGGCTCGGGTTCTACCACTTCGCCCGCCCTGGGGATGCTGCGGAGCAGGCCCGCTACTTCGTGTCCGCCGTCGGCTCGTTCCGAGGCAAGGCGACTCTCTGGCTCGACTGGGAGGCGAATGCCGTCGAGCAGGGGCCGGGATGGGCGAAGACCTTCCTCGACACGGTGCGCTCCCTGACGGGCTCCACGCCGGGCATCTACATGAACGGCTCGGCCCTGAACGGCTACGACTGGTCCTCGGTCGCCTCCCAGTACCCGCTCTGGTACGCGGGCGGACCCGACTACTCGGACTACGGGTCCTCCTACTCGGACCCCGCCGTACCGAACGTCTCCTACTGGGGCGCTCCGCTCATCCACCAGTACACCGAGGATGGCCGCCTGCCCGGCTACAACGGCACTCTCGACCTGAACAGGCTGCGCGACCGTGCTGCGTGGGATCGGATGATCGGGGGCGGGGCGCCGGCCACCGTCTCTGCCTCCGCGTCCGGAGAGGCTCAGCTCGCCGTCGATGGGGAGTACGGGGCCGCCACCGTCGGCCGTCTGAAGTCGGTCATGGGCGCCGTCGGCTACGAGGAGGTCTTCGCCGTTGCCAACCTGCGCCGGTTCCTGAACAAGGCCGTGCCCGCGTCCTCGATCCATCAGCTGACCGGCATGTACCGGCTGCCTGAGGATCGCGGGTGGGACTCAGACATGGTGAAGGTCTTCCAGTACCTCGTGCTGGCCTGGAACAAGCCGGGCGTGCCGGCGGGCTGGTCCTTCGGGGACTGGGTAGACGGGGACTTCGGCGAGGCCACGATCGCGGCGCTCCAGATGGCGCTGAACGCCTCCAAGACCAACAGCTTCCGGCTGTGGTGAGGTCGTGACATCGGTGTGACCTATTGAAGGCTCACAGACTCATAGGGATACACTAAGGGCGGGGACTCAGCCGGGTCCCCGCCCTTGCCTATGGAAGGAGCACATGTGAAGTACGCAACCTCGACGTTCTGGGAGGGTCTCGCCGAGCGAGCCATCTCCACCTTCTCGCAGTCCCTCGTCGGCGCCTTCGGTGTCGGTACCTCGATCTTCGGTCTGGACTGGAAGGGCGCTCTCGGCATCGCCGGGGCCGCCACCATCGCCTCGGTCCTGAAGTCGTTCTCCCTTCCTGAGGAGACCGACCGCGCCGTGGCCGCCTCCGAGCTGGACGCCTACACCCCGCGCCACGCCTCCGGCCAGACTGGTTTGGCGGGCTGAGGTAGCCATGCTCGCCGCAGAGTCGTCCCCGTCACCGATCGTCGCAGTGCTGACCTCGCCGGATGTCATCGCGGCGGGGACGGCCCTGCTGGTCGCACTCATCACCTGGCTGAAGATCACGATCAACCGCCAGCAGGAACGTATAGAGGAGAGGATGACCCGTATGAGCGCCCACGTAGTGAGGGCTGCGAACGCCGCTGAGTCGGCCTCGGAGGGCGTCCACAACAACCACGACTCGAACCTGCGGGACGACCTCGACGCCAAGTTCGGGCAGGTCCTGGACGGCCTGGCTCGTCTGACCTCCTCGGTAGACGACCTGCGGGAGTCGGACCGACAGCATGTCGCCCGCATGGCCCGGATCGAGGACCAGATTGAGGGGGTCCGCAATGACGCCCGCACTGACAGGTCCCACCTGTACACGGAGGTCCAGTCATTGCATGATCGGATTGATAGGGTAAAGACTGATACCAATCCGTTACGGCAGGAGCCCAGATGACCTCCCCCACCGCCACGATCACCGGCCGCGTCGTAGGGCCTGACGGCCTGGGGCGCCTGGGCCGGATCACCTTCACCCCCGCCAGCCTCGGCGCCCCGCTCCCGGCCCGTGACATCGTCGCGGGGCGGGCCTCCTTCCGCATCGACCCTGACGGGTATCTGGTAGGTCAGACAGGCCAGACAGCGACCGTCGCCCCTGGAAACTATGAGATAGATCTCAATATCCCGGGGGACCTCGGCGCCCACATCCGTACCGTCCGAACCATCTCGGACGGTGAGACGCTAAACATCGCGGACCTTCTCACGACCACCCCCGCGCCAATTCCGCCCGGCCCGGCACCGCGGCCCCCTCAGCCCCAACCGCAGCCGCCCAACCCTCCCCAGCCGCCTAGCCCGTCGCCGGTCCCGGACGCGCATGGTGTCCGCAATGCGGGACAGCCGGGTATCCTTGAGGCTATCAATAGGTCTGAAATCATAGACCTAGGCAATGGAGTTCTCACCTGGAGGTAGACGGCTATGGCCGATCTCACGTGGTACAGCCGCGAGGGCGCGGATCAGCGCTTCCTGACGAAGAGTGAGGCCGCCTCCTTGGCCTCGAAGGAGGAGAGCGCTCAGGGCGACGCCGCCCTCGGCAGTCGGATCGACGCCGTCAAGGCCGTAGCCGAGGCGGCCCTCCCCTCGTCCACGGCCTCCTCCACCTACGCCACGAAGGTTGAGGTGGAGGCCGTCAAGCAGTCCATCCCCCAGGTTCCGGCGGCTCCCGACCTATCCGGCTACGCGACCAAGTCGGAGATGCAGGCCGCCGACACCTCGCTGGGTCAGCGCATCGACAGCGTCTCCGGAGTCGCTACCTCCGCGGCCACGAAGGCCGAGCTGGCCGGCTACGCGACGAAGTCCGAGCTGTCCCCCTACGCCACCTCGGCCGCCGTCGCCAGCACCTACGTCACTAAGGAGTCCCTGTCGGGCTACCTGACCGCCTCCGATGCCGAGAGCACCTACGCCACGAAGGCGCAGCTCGCCCAGGCCCAGCTCGGAGGAAACCAGAACGCCCCGGACCTGTCGGGACTGGCCACCAAGGCCGAGATGCGGCAGGCTGACTCAGCCCTCGGAGCCCGCATCGATCAGGTCAAGGCCGCCGCCGACGCCGCGCTGCCGTCAACTACCGCTGCGTCTACCTACGCGACCAAGACGGACGTGGCCTCCGCCGACTCCGCCCTCGAGAAGCGCTTAGACGCCGTCAAGAAGACCGCCGATGCCGCGCTCTCCACTCCGACGGCCGCAGCCCTGTACGCCACGAAGGCGGAGGTCTCAGCCGCCCGCTCAATCGCCGAGGGGGCACTGCCCAAGGCAGAGGCCGCTACCAAGTACGCCGCCAAGTCAGACCTGGCCGCCTACGCCACCTCGACATCGGTCGCCTCGACCTACGCGACCAAGGAGTCCCTGACCTCAGCCACGGCACCAATCGCCGGCCTGTCGTCCAAGGTCTCCTCCCTGGAGACCGCCGTCGGCTCCAAGGCGGACGCCTCTGCCCTGTCCGGGCTGCTGTCGAAGACGGAGGCGGAGTCCGCCTACTCCACCAAGACCCAGGCCGCGGCCATGGGTGACAGCATCCGCAACGCCCGCGCCGTCGCTGACGCCGCCCTCCCCAAGACGGAGGCGGCGTCCACCTACGCGACGAAGGCGGACCTCGCCAAGGTGCAGGCCGGTGGCGGCGGCAAGGCCGACCTCTCCAAGTACCTCACCCGAGACGACGCCTACAACGACTTCGTGCAGAGCAGCTTCCTGGACCGTAAGCTGGAACTGTATGCGACCGTGGAGGGGCTTAACACAACGGCACGGCGCGTTGACGTACTCGGGAAGGTCATCACCCCCTTCAAGCCTGGGGAGCGCTACTACTCGCCCGTGACCTATTTCTGGCCGGACTATTACCAGAAGGCCCCCAACGTCTCGAAATGGGGACAGATTCTCCGGTTCGCCGGCTCGCTGGGCATCGTCATCCTGAACCGCAACAGCGGCAACTGGGACACCTACGACAAGGACTTCGACACCCAGGCGAAGCTGGCCCTGGCCGCCGGCGCCAAGCGTGCCGTGTTCTACGTCAAGACCCAGTACCTCGCCGCGACCCTCCCGCAGGGTGACCCTGGCCGCAACAACGTGCCGAACGTGGACAAGTACACCGAGGACTACATCTTCGGTCAGATCGCCAAGGCCAAGTCGCAGTACGGAGACGCCTGCCAGGGGGTGTTCCTGGACGAGACGATCAACGGCTGGGGAGCCCAGGCTGGCCGGGTGCCCGCCTACAAGCGGCTCATCGACCGCATCCGAACCGCCTACGGCAAGGACTTCCTCATCGTCATCAACTCGGGCTCGAATATCTCCGAGGAGATGTGCAAGCTCGACTTCGACGTCTGCATGATGTTCGAGAAGGACGCGACGGCGTTCCTGGTCGAGGACCCTGGGACCCCGATCCTCCCTGACCACATGAAGGCGTACCCCTCCACCCGCTGGTGGGCCGTCGTCCACGGCGTCACCTCAGAGAACTACAAGAGTGTGTTCGACAAGGCCGACAAGCTCGGCATCGCCCACCTGTACATCACGGACGGGCAGCTGCGCGAGGACCCGCAGCGGGGCGGCCAGTGGGAGCCTGTCGGCAACCCCTACGCCAACCCGCCGTCGGACCACATTCACGAGCTCGTGGTTCCGTGGCTGAAGGGCTACCTGCCGCTGAAGCTCGAGGTGGATGAGCTCAGGACTCGCCCCAAGGTCCTCTCGCTCGGCAAGCGTGAGGCAGTACCGTCAGGCACGCCTGCGGGGACGATCATCGTCAGGAAGGACTCATAGTGGCAGACAGCATCTTCCCACCGCTCGGATCGTGGTGGCGTAGCCGAGGTTCTCAGCAGGGGGCGGGGGCGACCCTCCCCGCGGGGGCCTCCACCACCCCCTACGACGGCTCCGCGATGCCCGTCGGCTCCCGTAAGTTCACCTTCGAGATCGACTACCGGGACACCTCCGAGGCCCGTCTCGACCTGCGCGTGAACTGGTTCAACGACCGCAAGGTCAAGCTCGATGGGCCCTACTCCATCGCCTCCGTCACGCTCCCGGCCAATCAGACGAAGGTGCTGGCCGACGTCGAGCTGCCGGCCAGTACGGCGCCCCGGTGGCTGCCGTCCATCGCCGTCCCGGCCGGGTCGGGGGAGGCCGCGATCTCGTCTCTGAAGGTGTACGAGACGCCGGCCAAGCCCAACCCCGTGACAGTGTGGGACGGCGCCAAGGAGGTGCCGGTCGCGGTGACAGTGTGGGACGGTGCCAAAGAGGTGCCCGCAAGTATCGAGTTTCAGGCGTAAGGAGACGCATGTCGGAAGAGAAGTCGAGCCAGTGCCTGCCGTCGCAGGTGACCATCAACATCGGCACGTCGGGGGTGAAGATCAACGACGACGACGGCCAGCCCTCGGCACCGGCCGTGGACCTGACGAAGTACGTCACCCGCGAGGCCGCCGACTCGCTCTACGCGCCCCGGACTCAGGTGGAGGCCCTGTCGTCCGTCGCCACCGCCGCCCAGGCCGCGGCCGACGGCGCCAAGGCGCTGGCCGGCAAGGCGCTGACGAAGGAGGCCGCTGACGCCACGTACACGCCGAAGACTCAGACGGCGGCCATGGGCGACTCGATTCGAGCCGCCCGGGCAGTGGCGGATGAGGCCAAGGCTGCCGCAGGCGCCGCTCTGACGAAGGCTGCCGCAGACGAGGCATACGCCACTAAGGGTCAGGTGTCCGCCATGGGTGACTCCATCCGCGCCACACGATCGGCCGCCGAGCAGACGAAGGCCGACGGCGAGGCCACGAAGCGCATCGCCGAGCATGCCGAGGAGCTGACGCAGGCCCTCGCCAGGAACCTGGCCGTCTTCCCTCGCGTGCTGCGCCTCGACAAGGATCAGGCCATCCCGGCGGACACTCCGCTCGGCACGGTCATTGTGCGCACGGAGCGGGCCATCTCGCACGCTGACGACCTGTTCCCGCCGATCGGGGAGTGGCCGAAGATCAACGCCGCCGAGACCGGGGATGGTGTACGCCTTGACTTCCAGCACCAGATTCTCTCCACTGGGCTGGAGCAGTTGCGCCCCTCGGCGGGGAAGTGGCACATGACTCTCCGCTATTCTTTCCCGGGCGGTAACTTCGGTGAGGAGACTGGGCAGGCGAACCTGTACACGGTGCGCCGCTTCCAGGAGGAGGGGCACCCGGCCCAGGCTGACCAGGGTGCGCAGATCACCGCCTTGGAGGTTCGCAAGGGTGAGCGTCAGGTGTTGGAGCTTGACATTGAGCCATTGCAGGCGGACCCGAATGTCGGCGACATCTGGGGTGTGTGGCTGGAGGCGCCGATCCCAACGCTCTACGTCCACGACCTCGTGATTCGCAAGGTCGCCTGAGGATAGAACAAGGCCCCCCGCTTGTATCACGTCGATTACAGGCGGGGGCCTTGTGCTATCTCACCAGAGGTGATGCAGCTTCCAGTTCCAGCCACTCAGGGCCTTGCCGAGTGTGGCATCCCAATACCAGCGCATACTCACCTCCTGTCTATGAGTAGAGTTCCCAGGCTGAGGCGTTGCCGCCCCGGGCCTCGAAGGTGAGGATGGCCGGCTTGGTGGAGTCCCCGGAGACGTTCGTCCACCAGTCGGAGCCGCGGTCCGCGCTCGGGCAGGAGATGATCCATCGGGCGTCCCCCGCCTGACTCACGGCGAAGTTGTGCCAGTGGCCGTGGACCAGGATGCGCGCGTCGTAGAGGCCGCTACGGCGGCCGAACGCGAGGTCCCTGAACCAACCCGGCACCCTGGACTGTGAGCCTGCCAGGTGGCCGTGTGTGAAGCCGATGCGGGTGCCGTCGGCCGCGTCCACGGTGACGGCCTCCTCCCACTTCTCGGGGCGGAAGAACTTCACATGTTCGAAGCCCTGCCGGTCCTCGACGACATCCTCGATGTTCTTCGAGATCATGATGCCGAAGTCGTCATCGGGCGCGTTGGCGCGGCTGTTCTTGCCGGGGCCGGTGCGGACGGCGCAGTGGTTGGACGGTACGGCCACATAGTAGAGCGACGAGCACCGCGGGGCGAAGGTCTTCAGAGCCTCGGCGTAGAGGCGCTGCACGGTGCGAATCTGGTCGGTGAGGCTGAGGTCGTTTGTCTGGGCCTGGCTGGCTACGTTCCAGAACCCCTCGGTCGAGTCACCGACGTCGGCGAGGATGATGCGTTCGTACCCGCCTACGTTCTCGATGTCGTGGGCGATGTCTGCGACCGCCCGGCGCACGAGTCGCACCGTGTCCTCAGTGCCGCCCCCACTTTGGGCCTTGCCCACCTGAAAATCCGCCATGCAGACAATTAAGGTCTCTCCCTTGTCGAGGAGCCGGGCTGGCCTAGGCAGCAGGGGCTCCCGGAACACGGGCTCCAGGTCCTCGTAGGATAGGCGCTTGGCCTCCTCCATCTCAAGGTAGCCGGGGCGGTACTCGATCTTCTCGTAGGAGCCGTCGGCTAGTCGGACCGTCTTGCCGCGCTTCGTGATGGCGCCTACGGGGAGGTCGAAGAACTCGTCGCGGCTGAGCTCGTCCTGGCTCTTGCGCTTCAAGGCACGCCGATGGCGGCGCACGGTCGCCTCGGAGGTGTTGAACTCCTCGGCCAGGTCGATGTTTGTCTTGCGCTCGCGCTCTGGGAGCGAGTCATTGGCGATGATCGCCTCGTCCAGCGGGCTCATGGGTCTCCTATCTAGGTATTTGCTGGGACTGCTGGGGACAGTTTATCCCTGTCCCCAGCCTTTTCCACAAATCCTTGCCCACATTGAGACCTAAGCTGCACAGATCACGTACTGAACTTGGGAAGGTATTGCCTCCGCCTCACCGCCGACGTACAGTTGACGTAGGCCGAGATACGGCCAACCCGGCAGATAGGTACCACCGTGAAGAACCAGTACGAGTACACGATCAACTCAACGGAAGACATCTCCAGAGCGCTGGCCGATGCTGAGAGCAACGGCTACGATCTCACCCACTACAACTCAGCCTTCTACCTCCGAGGTACCGCCAGCGAGTCGATCTCAGTGGACGACTCCCTGGCTAACCTTCACGTCGTGGCTTACGGCCCGGCGCCGGTTTGGGTCTCCGGGGAGGGTGATACGACCGTCATCGCCGAGGAGTCCGCAGTTGTCTACGCAATCGAGAGAGGGGTCGTGGACGCTTACGGATCCTCCACTGTTTACGCCTACGGCCGCTCCACGGTCGTCGTCCAAATGGGGGCGTCCGTGTATGTGGCATCCGACGACGTGGACGTGGAGGCCTGGGGCCACTCCAAGGTGTACCTCCCCTCCGCAGGCGTGGACGGATCTCAAGCCCGAGTACGTCTGGAAGGCGACGCCAGAGTCATCCGAGGCGTCGACGTGTCCGGGGACCTTACCAACTAATAGGAGAATCCAATGACATCCCTTTCCACCAATCACCTCGCCTTCCCCGGCAACTTCAACCCGCTCACCGAGCGCAGGGTGTCCTCCCAGTCCTGGGTCAACGCCCTGCGCCCCTACCTCCGCTACGTGAGCACAGTGACGAAGGATGCCTCCCCCGCCGTCCTGGCGGAGAACGGGAACGACCTCGTGCTGACCCTTACCGAGTCTGACGAGAAGCGCGGCCGCTGGCCTCTGTGGACAATGGAGGTCTACTCGCGCTCCACCCGCGTCGAGTGCTCCTACAAGGTCGGCAACCTCCAGGACGTGCTAGTCTCTCTCCTGCGCGAGATCTGACTCCCGGTCTCCCTTTAGGGAGTCGGCCCGCGCCGGCAAGGACGCCACCAGAAACCCTCAGGATGACTACCTGAGGGTTTTCTGTTGCCTAGATCACCCTCATAGATATTGTGAGATCTTCACCCGCCACCTCACAAAATGTATGCTGGACCCATCACCCGGCGACGGCGTCTGCCGTCCCAGATAGGAGCAGTCATGAGCATCATGGACCTGGAGAAGGTCGTGAGCCGGGCCCGGAAGGCCGCCCGAAGCTCACACACGCCCTGCGGCCCGATCACGTGGGTCTGGGGCAAGGAGGACCTTAAGGCCCTCGTGAAGGCCATCCACGCCTCCCAGAAGGTCGTCATGGACCTTGAGACCACCGGCCTGGACGAGTACGCGGAGGCCGGCGGCGACACCAACGGCGGCTACCCGGCGCGAATCGTCCTGGCCTCCCTCACCCTCCCGAACGCCGAGCGCGCCGCGGCGGGCGCCTACAACTGGCGCACCTTCGACGGAGAGCAGCCGATGACCTACCTCGTGCCCCTCTCACACCCGGCCAGCCCCCTGCTCGGCGCGTGGAGGAAGGTCATGGCGATCATCGGCCGCGAGATCAACCGCAGCGGCAAGCCCTTCGTCAACGCGAACATCAAGTTCGACGCGAGGTGGGTCTTCGCCCAGGCCGGCGTGGACCTGTCCGACCACATCGAGTGGGACACGACCGTCTCGTCCCAGCTGGTGGACACCGAGGCCCGCACCCGCCTCAAGATTCGCGCCGCCCGCGACTTCGGGATCGAGGAGTGGGACGACTTCGACCTCAGCACCCCAGGCGCCGCCGAGCAGGTGGACCTGATCCAGCTCGGCGAGTACGCGGCCCGTGACACCTACTACACCTGGAAGATCGAGGAGGAGCACCGCGACCAGATGTTCCTGACCGGTGACGAGGAGCCCTTCGACTCAGACGACATCCAGATGGCCCGCCTGGGCAAGGTAGCCACTTACGTCGCCATGCCTACTGTGAAGACCCTCACAAAGGTGGAGCAGCGGGGGTTCCTCCTCGACGTCGACTGGGTTCACGCAAAGATCGAGGAGATGGACGCCCTGCGCCTGAGGGCGTGTGAAGACATCCTCGGCCTGTACGGGACCGCCCCGGCGCAGGCGCCGGCTAAGGACGGCGTGACCACCGCCGCGACGTCGAAGTGGTTCCAGGGCTTCGTACAGCAGGCCATCGAGGCCGGCGACCTCCGTGTGACGGCGCGCACGGACTCTGGCAACGCTCAGTGGAACAAGGCGGTCCTCATTGCCCAGCAGCGTCAGGGCAGCCCCGCCGCCGACGCGCTGCTGCGCCACCGCGACGCGACGAAGACTCTGGAGTTCCTGCGGTCGTGGCTAGAGCTGCGTGACCCTAACAACGTGATCCACGCCACCTACAACGTAGGCTTTGTAAAAACTGGCAGATTGAGTTGCTCGTCACCCAATCTCCAGCAGTGCGCTTCGTCACTAAAACCGGCCTTCATCCCCCGTCCCGGCCACGTCCTGCTCGATCTCGACTACAGCCAGGTCGAGCTGCGCGTGGCGGCGTTCGTCTCCCGCTCGGCGCCGATGATCGAGGCCTTCCAGCGGGGTGATGATCTTCACAGACTCCTCGCCGCGAAGATCGCCGGCAAGGCGCCGGAGGACGTCACCTCGATGGAGCGCAAGCGCGCCAAGGCCGGCAACTTCGGTCTCCTCTATGGCATGAGCCCCGGCGGCTTCCAGTCCTACGCCGCCACTGCCTATGACGTTTCTCTCACTTTGGCAGAGGCTCAGGCCGTCCACAGCGCGTTCTTCGAGATGTGGGACGGGATGCGTCAGTGGCACGAGCGCTCCAAGCGCCGAGCCTACGAGCGCGGCTACGTGACGTCCCCCATCGGCCGTACCCAGTGGCTCAGCGACCTCTACTCGAAGAGCTCGTTCCAGGCCAGCCACGCCGAGCGCAACGCCCTGAACAGCCCCGTGCAGGGCTTCGGCTCGGACCTGATGCAGATGGCCGCCGCCTCGATCATGGGCACACTGCCCGGCTACCCGCTTCCCCGAGTCGAGGGCGCGCACGTCGTGGCCACCGTCCACGATGAAATCTGCATCGAGGTACCGGAGGACAGGTGGCAGGAGATTCTGGTCGAGTGCAAGCGCCGCATGGAGGACGTGAACACCTTCCTGCGCCCGCTCGACTGTCAGATGGACGTCCCGATCGTGGCCGGCCCGTCGGCCGGCACTCGCTGGGGTGTGCACGACCTGCACGACGAGGACGACCCGCTCCCGCAGGTCTGATACCTACCTCACAGCACTGAGACATGCGTCTCAAATCATCAAAACCGGGAATACGTTGGAAACACTAGCAAAACTGCCTATTCCCAAACCACTCAGAGATCTACATCACATTTTAGGAGACACCATGCGCAACGCACTTCGCGTCTACCCCGCCCGCCCGGCCACCTTCCAGGGCCGGCCTGCCGTCCAGATTCGCGACAGCAAGAACGAGATCGAGTATTGGGTCGAGATCACCGAGGAGCCTGACTCCGCAGGCCGCTACCACGTCGTGAACCTCCTGTGCCGCCCTGACGAGGGCGTCCGCTTCCCCGACAGTGTTCCCCACCGGACCCTCTGCGAGATCGCCGCAAACGTGCTCGAGAGGGCCGAGAAGCCTGCCCGAGGGGGCAACCTGTACCACGGGGCCCCGGTCGAGACCCTGCGCGCAATGATCGAGGAGGGCAAGACCCGCACCGACATCGCCCGCGAGCTGGGCCGCAGCATCTACACCGTGGACGCCTGGCTGAAGCGAGCGCGCCGCCTCGACCCGACCTTCCCCGGCACGATGACGAAGACCGGCAAGCGCCGCCCGGCACGCAACAAGCCTCCTCAGAGGAAGACGGGGGGGCCCCCCCCCCCCCCCCCCCGCGCGGCCCCCCGCCGGGGGGGGGGGGGGCCCTTTTGCGTGCCCTGAATCACATCCACACGCCGGTGACACATGCTGAGACAGTTGTCCGCATAGTGAGAAAGTGACTGCGGTCACGGCGTTTTAAGCACGGTTGGGAGGGTAAATAATGCTTATGTCAGAATGTGTATGCCAAGTTACAGGTTCCCCTTGACTCGGGCGTGTCGCACCGCAACTTCCGCGTGTCGGGCCCCATTACTCGGATTAATCCGTATGCCTACATACTATTCCCAGATATGGGTGTGAGGAATGTCTAACTTTAAAACCCCTATTCCGTGAACAACGTCACCGTTTTGCGCTTGCAATGCGCCTCAGAATTTGCCATCATGCGCGCCCGCGCGCGCCCACACACCCCCCCCCCCCCCCCCCCCCCCCCCCGCCCCGCGGGCGGGCCGCACCCCCCCCCACA